ATACATGTTCTGTTTTGCTTTGAGTTCGTTTGCTGCTTGTTCGTCGGCACATGAACGAAGGAAAGGGACTACGATAAAAACACCGATGACCATAGATAGCACCGAGCCACCTAAGAAGCCTTTGAAGCTGTCTATTGCAGCTTGGCTAAACTTGTACTTTTCAATTCTTTGATTCATAATCTTCTCACTCGTTGAGTAGCCCCGCATCCGCCAAGATTGTTCGGGGCTTTTTATTGGTTGGTGAGATAATAGTAAACGTGGTGTTTACTGTAGTCAAGAAGAAAAACAAACAAATGTTTATTATTTTGTTTTCTTGTTTCTAAACATGCACATAAAAAAAGACCGCTTAAAGCGGCCCTTTTGAAACACTATGTTTATTTGTTTATGGAAGTGAGTTTTGTACATTAAATGCGTAAGCAACTACACAAAATTCCTGCTCCATTATGTCTTCTGCTGTTAGATATTCGTCTGGATATTCCTCTTTATTTTCACTAACAATCTTTACACCACCTTTTGGCAGTCTATATAAATACTTAAACTTAAATAAACCACCATGGTTGATAGCATAGATCTTGCCATCAACAATGCTAGTTCTGCCTACATCCACATAAACAGTAGCGCCATTATTTATTACTGGTGACATTGAATTTCCAAATGCCGTAAGTGCATAAGCATTTGAAGGATCAACCCCGTATTGCCTTAAAGTCGCTTTGCTTAATCTTAATTTTCTTGTTTCATTGCCGACCATTTCAGCTAAAGACCCCGAACCGCACGATACTAAAACTTCTTTATAAAAAGGTATTTCTACTTCGTCATTATCTAATGGAGTGTCTGTATCCCACTCTACTACTTTGGTGATATTGCTTTCTTCTTTTTTACCTTCACCAGTAAGAATCCAGTTGGCAGCAACGCCGAACTTAGCAGCAGCTTTCAATGCACCCGCTTTAGAAACCCCGCGCTTTTTCCAGTTTGTAATGGTTTGAGGGAACTCATCAATAGCCTTTGCAGTCTCTTCTTGTGACATTCCACTTGCTTCTAAAAGTCGTAACACCGATGGGTGGGTAGGCTTCTCTTGTTTCATCACAGTATCCAGGATTTCCATTAAACACATTATCTAAAAAAGTAAACACTTTGTGTTAAACAAATGATTTGACAATAGGAAACATGATGTTTACTATGTACTAAACAAATGTTTACTTGAGGCGACCATGTCAATTGAAGCTGACAAAGAAATTCTCTTGAAGCTTGGTGGCTCTACAAAAGTGGCAGAGCTGCTTGGCTTCAAAGATAAGCAACGTGTCCAGAACTGGATGAAGCGTGGAATACCAGCAAAGATCAAATTGCAGTACCCACACATTTTTTTAAACCCAAATATTCAAAGTCATAACGCTGCATAGGAATCACCATGAGCAAAGTATCTATCGAAATGTCAGCAAGTGCTAGAAACGCACGATCCATGATCTTGCAAAAACTTGCCGTCCTTAATAACGGTGATATTGCTGAAGAGCTTGGATTAGATGCAACAGTATTTTCAAAGATTAAAAATGAAAGAAAAAACAATGGCTTGACGGAACTTGAAATGTTTTGTGAGTTGTTGAATTTGATTGGATTAAAGATTGTGGATGCCGACGATGTTTACTGCTCAAAGGAAACAGCAGAAGCGACACGCGAGCTTTTGAAGAACTGCTTTAACTCACCAGAGTTTATGCGAATTTTATTCAAATAAAAAAGCCTGATTTCGTGGATCAGGCTCAGTGTTCAATCGGAGCGAACCAAATGAACTATTCAATATTAGCAGAAACAGAACTAAATCAAAAGATAAGTTTGTTTCAAAAAGCGGTTGAGGCTTATGTACTTAATCGAACTCTCGAAAACTCTATGGCATTGGCTAAAGCGAAAGCTGAATTAGCTGCATTTGTATTGAGAGGTGTTTGATGAATACGGCTTTTAACCTGGAACAATTTCTCAAGCAGGCCACCCCAGTGGAAGATAAATACACTAGAACACCAAATTACCTGGTGGATAAGGGCTATGTGTCTGAAATGACGGGTAGCGCTTTGAAATGCTACGTAGTGATTAACCGCTTTACTGATGGTTTTTGCCGTAGTAACTGGTCGATTACTTCTAGCTTCCTTCAAGAAAAGACTGGAATCAAGAAATTAAAAACACTTACTGACTCAGTTCGTCAACTTGAACAATTAGGTTTGGTTTTGGTTGTTAGATCAACTGGTGAAACTAATAAATTTTCAATCATTCATCCTGAGTTTGAACCACCTGCCAAAATGGATGGTAGTGCCGAAAATGGTATGGACACTACCCCCGAAAATGGTATGGGGAGTACCCACCAAAATGGAGGGGAGACTACCCCCGAAAATGGTACTACTAAGAAAGAAACAAATAAGAAAGAAAATATTAAGAAAGATATATGTGAAATTTTCGAGTTCTGGAAAGTGGTATTTAACAAGAACGAGAAAACATTACTTTCTGACAAACGTGCTAGAAAAATCCAAGCTCGTCTTGTTGACGGTTACCAGGTTGAAGACATCAAATTGGCAATCACAAATTGTTCTAAGTCTGATTACCATGTTCAGGGCAGATATACTGACATCGAATTAATTTGTCGTGAACCAGAAAAGTTAGATCGCTTTATCAACATGTTCCCTAAAGCTGAGCAAATCATGGCTCCCGTTCCTGGAAGCTATGAAGTGGACATGGGGGATTGGTAATGTCGCATATTCATAACATTCCAATGGAACAAGCGGTTCTTACAGCTTTGATGACTGTGGATAACTCGTTTGACGTTGTAAGCAATGATCTTGATGTTGAGTGTTTCTTTCCAGAGCGCCATAAGCAAATCTTCCAGGCGATTGCCGACCTTGCAAACGAAAACAAACCTTATGACTTCGTTATGGTTGAGCAGCAGCTTAAACAAAAAAACGTAATTCATTTGATGGGTGGTTCTGAATACCTGCTTCAAATGAGCAGTGAAGCGCCTTCAAGCTTTTACAACCTGGAGTCTTATGTTGCAGAACTAAACAAGTTCAAGGCACACCGTGAAGTTGAGCATATTGGTCAAAGCATTGCTGAGATTGCTAAAGACTTAACAATCCCTGACGTTCACATTGCAGCAGAAAGCATCCTGGATGGGAAGAAAACTTCAAACGATGTTGAGAAAACCAGCTTCACATTTGAAGAGGCTATGAACCGTGCTACAGATCGTTTAATCCAAAAGGCTGAGGCTAAAGCTAACAAGCAGTACACAGGCGTAAAGTTCAACTTAACTCATTTGGACAATCTGGTTGGATTAATTCAAAAAGGGCACTTCTGCATCGTTGGTGGTCGTCCTGGTTCAGGTAAATCGACTTTAGCGCAAATGCTAGTGATTCAAACAACTGTGCAGTACCGAGAGCCTGTTTTATTTGTATCTGCGGAAATGGATGTTGAGACATTCACAAACCGTTGTATCTCAGCTTTGACGCAAATCCCTTATGAAAACATCCACAACGCTGAGCTATTTGATGGGATGTTAGCTAAATTTGCAGAGGCACAAAAACGATTCAGTTCGTTACCAATCCACATCGAAGACAAGCAGAAGCCAACAATTGCAGAAATACATTCTTGGGCGCGTAAAGCTAAGCGCAAGTACAAAAAACTAGGGTGCATCGTAATTGATTACCTTCAGTTAGTACGTGACCCGAGCAAGAAAGATCGTTACCAGGAAGTGAGTTCAATTAGCCGTGATTTAAAAGCATTGGCAAAAGAGTTTGATTGCCCAGTTATCGCGTTGGCTCAGCTTAACCGTGAGTCTGAGAAAGGCAAACGTCCAAAAGCATCGGATCTAAAAGAATCAGGCCAGATCGAACAAGACGCAGACCAAATCATTCTGGCAAATCCAATCATTGGTGAAGACGACCTGCCATCAGGTGTTACTGAATTAATCGTTGCTAAAAATCGTCATGGCAAGAAAGGCGTAGTTCGAGTTAAGGACCGCCTAGACATTTGCCGATTTGTGACTATTCGAGAAGAAGAGAGAGGTGCAGCGTGAGTGTGCAAGTCCAAGTAACTTCGATTAATCGCCAAAAGATGCAATTCAACGTAGAGGCGATAGATGGTTCAAGAGTGATTCTAAAGCGTGCATTTAACTTCAAGACGGAAACGAAAAAGCACATTGAATCTGTAATCAATAAAGAACTTAAGACATTCAACAAGCCTTCGTATGGCGGTATTGAGATTGTCTTTATGTGTCCAGTAGGAGTGTTCTCATGAGATTAGCAAATGATAAAAAAACTCTAGATTGGATTGAGGAAATTGGCGGTGAGCAGTACGAAGCTAAATTCACTCATGGGACAGTCTACGGATATAACAAATTTAAGTGCCGTTGTGAGTTTTGCAAGGAAGCTAAAGCGCTAAGTAATCAGCGTGCAGCTTTGAAGCGTGCTGTTAAGGCTAACCCACCTCAATCAGTTTTGATTGTTGGAGGTGCAGCGTGAAAGCAATAAAACGAGTTAAAGCATTCCAAAACATTTTTGACATTTTGTTATTCGCTACACATGCAACACAACCTTTCACGATGAAGGATTTGCATGACTATGTGCTAGATGCGCCCAACAACACTATCCAATGCTATGTGCAGGAATTAATTAAAAGCGGCTACTTGGAAAAGGACTCATACGCAACTTACAAGGCAACTCAGTTTGCAAAGGACTTACTGAATGTTAAAGGGGAGCTGAAAGCATGATCGAATTTGTAGATTACAACGCAATGATGAAGCTCCGCAGAGATTACAACCTCGGTACTCGTAATGAAGAAACAAGAGCAGCAGCGAACCTATACGAGAAATTAAGAAAGCTGAAATTGCTAGACCAGCTTAAGCAGGAAGCCATGACTAAACGTTACAAGGAGGCGGTATGAGTGGGTTATTTAATGTTTATAGCGCTTCGCGAACAGGGCATTTAATTGAAGGTTTAACGCCATTCGAAGTGTTAAGAGATATGGATAAGAAGGGGGAATTAGTCGTTGGGGGGATATTTTACAGCAGGGGGCAAGTAAGAAAAGAGGGCATTGATAAATGTGCTGATCTAGTACTTATGCAAACTGATACTCCAAAAATGGAGTTTGATTGGAGTTCCAAGTACCTAAAGGTGTTCTTTTTTCAGCTTGAGAGTTCCAGGCCAATAGTTATTACACAGGATCTCTTAGATGCCTATGCCATCGTTAAACATGACGGAGAACAACAATGAAACCAGAACAGTTTATTCGTGAGTTTGGTGTGGAGAAGGCGAGAGATTTATTGGATCAATTGTATAAGCTTGGCTGTCCAGATGATATGAAAATCACTGTAATTAACGGTATGTGGCAACGTACGAGCAATGGGTTCACGTATCCAGACCTCAAACGTCTGCTGGAGTCTTTGGATTTGGTCAATTGTTTTGATGATCTTGAACAGGCTAAATCATGGGTTTCTGATATGGATGAAGACCTTCCATACGTGTTTAAAGGCGATACATACGACAACCGTTTCTATAAACATGAATTGGTAACAGCTATAGCAGACCACGAATCAATATACGGAGGCGGTGAA